TTTTCGTGGAAACCTACACGCTGCCTCGCTTCAGGATGGACTTGAGTGTCCCGCAATGCGAGGAGATGACCCGCCACGCTTGTAGACGCGACTGCATCCGAGGTTTGGAGTTGACTCCCTCTCCCTCTACACATATACATACGCCACCAACTGAAATAAATCCCCAGATGCCTAAAATAGCCGAACCAACCAAACTCCCGCCCATTCCCGAGGAAAAGATTGACCAGCTTTGCGATGTCATCCGCGAGGGACTCTCCGTTCAATCCGCTGCGAAATTCGTGGAGTTATCCGTGCCGCAGGTTGAGAAGTGGACGCGTATGTATCCCGCCCTGAAATTGCGGATAGACAAAGCAACGGCTGACCATGAGCATCACCTCGTCGCCCTCGCCACTCAGGCATCCCAACGTGACGGGAAATTGGCCATTGCCATCCTCGAACGCCGCCACGGCCAGTGGAATAAAACGGATCGACAGGAAATAAAACAGGAAACGCAGGGCACGGTGTCGCCGGAGTTGTTAAAAGCACTCCAATCCGCACCCGAACGCGTGACACCACGGGGGGATACCACCCCCAACGGCACGGTATAGTTACTATCTACCCACCTCAAATTATCGGAGCACCAAAAAAGTGGCCCTAAAGTTAAAGAAACCCCTGAGAAGTACCAAAGTTTCCCGCAAAATCACCAATGCTGTACAGTCTAAGGTAGCCAAAAAGGGCGAAAAGAAGCTCACAAAGCGTACAATCGTGGAGAGAGCAGCCCAACTGGAGAACTTTCCAGAGCTATTCCTAGGGCTAAAGGCGTATGAGTGGCAGAAACGCGTTCTAAGCGATCTTAATTTCAAGGAGGCCCGTGTAGCCATGAAGGCAGCAAACGGCTCAGGAAAGACCTCTCTCGTCGCAGCAAGCGCGGTTCTGTGGCACATGATAAGATTCCCAGAAAGCCTGACCATTACAACGGCTGGGGTATGGCGGCAGGTGGAAGATCAGCTATGGCCTAACCTGCGTAAGTATATTGCGAACCTAGGGGATGGCTGGAGGGTGACAAGTAACGAGCTAGAGTTCAATAATGGCAGCAGGGCGATTGGGTTTAGTACGAATGATGCGGGTAAGTTTGAGGGCTGGCATAGGCAGGGGCCGACAGACAATCTGCTGATGGTGGTCGATGAGGCTAAGACTGTGCCTGATTCCATATATGAAGCTATCGCTCGTTGCCAGCCAAGCAGACTGTTAGTGATGTCAAGTCCCGGAGGGCCGCAGGGTGCGTTCTACAAAGCATTCACGAAAGAGGCTAGTTTCTGGAAAACTCATAGTGTCACTGCATTTGACTGTCCACATATACCGCAGTCGTGGATTGATGAGCAGACGGAGAAGTGGGGTGCAGAGCATCCGTTGATCCGGTCTATGATATACGGGGAGTTCATGGACTTGGGCTCTGAGAATCTGGTTATACCTTACAACACATTACAGTTCTGTTATCAGAATCCACCACATAAGAGGAAGGGTCAGCGTGTAGCCTTCTGTGACTTCGCGGCTGGGGGTGACGAGAATGTGCTATGTATCCGTGAGGGTAATGAGATTCTACCGCTGAAATGCTGGAAGGAGCGTAATACTATGGGCTCTGTGGGTAGGTTCATTATGGAGTTTAAGAAGGCAGACCTAGACCCAAGCTGTATATACGCTGACGCTGGAGGTCTGGGCATACCTATGTGTGACGCTTTGGCTGAAGCTGGATGGGCGGTTAACAGGGTGAACAATGGTTCAAGAGCCTATGATGACAGGCATTACGGAAACCGAGGGGCTGAGATGTGGTATGAGTCGGCCCGTATAATTGAGAAGGCAGAGGCTATACTGCCGGAGGACGATTTACTTATTGAGCAGCTTACCACCAGATTAGGTAAGACAAACAGTAAGGGAAAGCTAATGCTGGAGAGCAAGGACGATATGAAGTCCCGTGGCATCAACTCACCGGACAGAGGGGATGCGGTTGTAGGAGCCTTAACCTGCGGAGGTATAAACAACCCAACTGTACAGCACGGGAGGCAAAGTGTGTTTGATATGATCTGGCCTGACGAGGGGGATGGATACAGTGTCACTCACGGCGTAGGAGGAATGGATGCTGGATAATGGGCGTAAAGACACATCAGTTTAGTACGGGCAAGTTTGACATACACATAGAGGACATAGACGGCTTATGCTGTGATTCGGATAACCCGCCGAAGGAGAAGGAGAAGTCCATAACTATAAGCCCTAAACTCAAGGGGCGGTACAGGCTGGAGGTATTGATACATGAATGCCTACACGCAGAGTACCCGTCTATAGATAAATGCTCCGAGGAGGAATGGGTTGATACTACTGCTGCTAACATTTCTAAGCTTCTCTGGAGACTAAACTATAGAGGATAATATAATGTAATTTACTCTAATCTATTCTATTATATTCTAGTGTGAGTATTTTGGAGAACCTCGGAGAAAGTGGAGAAAGGATAAAATGAGTTTCTTACAGACAGGGGTTTTCTCCGATTCGAAATATCCGATACATAAGAAACTTGAATCTTTCCGTTTATGCTAATAGTAATTCCTACAGTGCGGTGCGTATGGTGTGCGGAGAGATTCCGTAACGGCTCGCACCTCTCTCTGGGAGCCCTTGAAACAAAGCACCGTACTCTAACGATGGGATACATAGAAGGAATCTTAGGCATAGCTGGGGCTGGGTTATCAATCTGGCTGTGGTGGCTTAATAACAGGGCAGCTACTAAAAAGGAAATAAAGGAACAAGATGCCGCTAAAGTGCATAAGCATACTGCTGATCATATTAACGACCAGTTGCAGTAGCCTCAGACCGCTACCAACTACTAGGTTGCCAGAGGGCAATGTTAAGCGTCTAACAGAGATGCCTGAGTTTGAATCTGTTAAAGGATCAGGGGAGGCTGTGAAGCGTTGGGCCAAGGAAGCACTTCACTCAGTAAACGATTTAGAGTACCAACTAAGGAAACAAGATGATTGATAGACAGGAACTAAGTGACGCGATCACTGTAGACATACAAGACCGCTCCCGCTGGGAGACACGACAAAAGCTGTGGTATGAGATGCGCCACAATGGTCTGCGCCGTAAGAACAAACCTTGGCGTAACGCCAGTGACTTGCACTTCCCCTTAGCCGACTCAGTTATCGAGAGACTGAAGCCGTTCTACTATATGCAGGTTGTGGGTATGGATACGATTGCCTCGTTCGTTCCTATGCGCCAGCAGGACAACGGCATGACTGTAACAGCCGAGCGGTGGTTTGATTACCAGACCAAAGAGAAAACTAATTTCCTAACTGAGTGCCTTACATGGATTGACCACGGACTAATGACGGGACGATCTGCAATTAAGGTTTATTGGGACTCAGACAAGAAGCAGGTCAGGTACGATTCGATTGACCCTATGATGATCGTAGTGCCAGACCGCACCAAGAATCTTCAAGACTCCGAGAGGGTAGTTCACATCATGCAGATGAGTGTCGAGGCTTTCGAGAACGACCCGAAATACTCAGGCGTGGATGTGGAACTTGTACAATCCAAGAGGCATAAAGCTGGCAATAGCGCGGAGAAGGAGGTCACAACCTATCGACGAGAAGGAATCAACTACTCCTCAGATATGAGCCGCATTATCCTTTGGGAGGTGTACCACAAGAGCGAAGGCAAGGTGATAGTAGAAACATTCTGCCCTGAGATTCCTGAAATGGACATACGCTCTTCAATGGAACTGGACTACAATCACGGAGAGTATCCGTTTGTAGACTTCAGTTATGAGATTAAAGATAAGGGCTGGTTCTCTCCTCGTGGGGTATGCGAAATCATCGCCCCGTTTGAAGCATCTCTATGTAAGATGTGGAATGACAAGCACGATGCGATGACGCTGTACAATCGTCCTATGTTCAAGTCGGACAGGGATGTACCCAACAGCAGCAACATTCGCCTTTCCCCAGCCCAAATTCTACCAGTTGGATTAGCACCAGTGCAGATGGCCCAGCCTCCTATCAGCTTCGATCAGGAGATTGAGACTACTCGGTTCATTGCAGAGCAGCGGATCGGTATGCCTGACTTTGGTGTTAACTCGATGAGCAGTAAAGGAGATCGACGAACTGCCACAGAGATCAATGCTATTAGTGGGCTTATGGCAGAGTCCAATGACTTACGGGCTCGCGTGTTCCGCCTGTCGCTTGGCTCTCTATACCGTCAGTCTTGGTCGCTATACTTACAGTACAAGAAGGAAGATTTGGAGTTCCGATACCGTGAAGATAACGGGCAACTGGAACCTGACGCATTCTTCGGTGAGTATGTGATAGAACCTAAAGGTGGGCCTGACAGCCAGAACCGAGGGCTCAAATTACAGCAAGCTATGGGGCGCAAGCAGTTATTCGCTGGCTCACCCTATATCAACCAAGCTGAGTTGGATCGCTCGATACTGGAACTGGACGATCCGTCTTTGGTTCGCAGGATGTACATTGATCCGCAGTTCAAGCAGCAAACAGAATCTCTTGAGGAAGCTAACAACATCGGAATTATGGAGGTGGGTATGCCAGTTCCGGTGCGTGGTGACGAGGAATTTGAAGTTCGGATCGCCACACTTGTAGGTTACTTAGACAATAAGATGGCTGATAATGATGCCATATCTCAAACAACCCAACAACTAGTCGTTCAAAGGATAAGCCAGCTACTTGATGCATACGAGCAGGTTGATACCAATGCAGCAAGACAGCTACGAAAACAACTCGCTGAGTCTGCTGAATCATTGGCTATGGATCGTCAGGCTCAGGTAATGGGGGCTCCTGATGCCGAACAAATCCAACAACAGTAGAGAAAATAACTACCCTGAAACCAGAAAAGCCTACGCAAAGAAAAACAAGAAAAAGATAGCTGCGTGGTATAAGGAGTATTACGAGGAGAATAAAAAAGAGCATAATGAGAGAGGCAGAGAATATTACAAGAAAAACAGAAAAAAGATAAGAGCACAGCAGAAGGCTTACAAAAGTAAGTATAAAGAAATAATAAGCCAAAAAAGAAAAGAGGCTTTCCTTAGCAACCCTGCCCTAAGAATTATAGCAAACCTTAGAAGCAGAATAAGCAGGTTAATAAAAGGTAAGAGCAAGTTAGCTGAAAAGACACTAGGATGTAGTAGGGAGCATTTCCTGAAGCACCTTGAAGTTCAATTTAAGAGAGGAATGAGCTGGAAGAACTATGGCACTCACTGGCACATTGACCACCACATCCCAGTATGCGCCCACGACCAATCGAATAAAAAAGAGTTTGAAGCTTGTTGGCACTTCAGCAACCTAAAGCCAATGTGGAAAAGAGATAACCTAAGAAAAGGAAGTAAGATATGTTTAGAAAGATAAGGGCGATGCTACTGTTCGCCAGAGAGGTACAATGGACAACCGAACCGGAGTGGAAAGAGGAAGATTCCGTCAAACTACTATTATTCCTAGAGAGTGATACAGGGCAGAAGTTTTCCAAAACACTTGCGAATATGGTGATAAGAAATCAGTCTTATTGCTTAGAGGATAAAAAAGACCTTGTTTTCAGCGCAGGGTTTGCTAATGGTTTTAAGGGTTGTGTGAGTGCGATAGAGTCACTTGCCAACAAAGAACTTTACGAGGACTTGGAAGGGGATGAGCCAAGCGACCTCGAAACGTAAAGACATCCCGAATACGCCGAAGCTGGTGTCGGGCCTAGGCGAAACTATAAGACACACTACAGGTAGGCAACGTGCGAGCTTATCTGAAAAAATGCACAAAGATAAAAAATGAGTGAAGAAACAGAGGGCGTAACATTGGAGCAGCTACAGCAAATGGCTGCGGAACAGGACAGGTTATCGGGTTATGATGAGGGGTCGCACCCTGCTGAAGTTCCCACTGCTGATATCGAGCAGAGGCGGAACGAACAAAGTCAGCCCGAACCGGAGAAACCTAAAGCTGAAGCACCTGAGCCGAAGCCAGCG